GTGAACTGCATCAGGTAAGACTTCACGAAGTTTCTATTGTGACTGGATTCCCTGCTTACGAAGCTACAACTGCAAGCGTTCGTTCGTTAGACATTCTGGCGCAAAGAACTGCCGTAGATGTGGATGCCCTAAGCGATGCCATCTTGAAACTAGAAGCAGGCGAAACTTTAGAAGCAGAACACGCAGACCTAATTAGCGAAGTTGTTTCTAAGTTACGCGCAGACCAACCAGCAAACTTTGACCTGCTAGAGATCAAGCGCAAACAACTTGACCTAATGCTCAAAGCGTTCTAGTCTTTCTAATAGTTAGACCTTCATGTGGGGAAGCGTGAGGGTCTAACTTTTTTTTGTGCCATAATTAGATAAGCATTGTGCGGAGCCGCCGTTGCGTAACTGTGTGGAGCCACGCAGAAAATGTAAGACTCACACACAATCCAAACACTTTAGGAGTAACCATGTCTGACTACATCCGTCAGCAAGCGGAAGCTCGTGCAAAGGCTTGGGAAGAAGCTAAGGCTCTTCTCGATTCAGCAGCAGCTGAAAAGCGCGATCTATCCGGCGAAGAAAACCAAACCTATGACCGCATCATGGCAGACCTTGATCAGCGTTCAGCAGTAATCGAAACCATGAACGCACAGGCAGAACGTGAAGAACGTGCCGCTGAAGCCATGAAGGGTTTTGAAACACAAGTGAAGCCAGCCGTTGCAGTTCCTGCAATTGACGAAGCAGAACTTATCCGTTCCCTAGCTCGTGGTGAAATCCGTTCTCATTCATTTGAGAAGCGCGATGTTACTAAGGGTTCAACAGGCGCACCAGTACCGACTTCTTTCTACGATCAGGTTCTGTTACTGGCACGTCACATTGGCCCAATGCTAGAAACATCAACCGTACTTAACACCGCAGGTGGCGAGAACCTTCAGATTCCTTCATTGAGTGCATACTCAACTGGAACTGTAACTTCAGAAGCCGCAGCATTTGGTGAAAGCGATCCAACCTTCAACGCATTCAAAACTCTTGGTGCATACAAGTTTGGTTTCCTAACCCAGATCAGTCGTGAAATGGTTGAAGATAGCGGAGTTGATATTCTCGGATTTCTGGCAACCCAGACTTCTAATGCACTTGGCTTTGCAGTCAATGGCGCACTAACAACTGGAACTGGAACCGTACAACCAACAGGTATCGTTAGTGCATCCGCAGCTGGCGTAACTGGTTCAACAGCAGTATCTGGTGCATTCACCGCAGACAACCTAATTGACTTGGTTTACAGCGTTGATACCGCAGGCCGTACCCTACCGGGAACGGGATTCCAGATGAATTCAAAGGCAATTTCAGCAGTCAGGAAATTGAAAGATACCGCTGGAAACTATGTATTCTCACCAGCATTATCCGCAGATAAGCGTGACTTAATTCTTGGTTACGAAGTTTACGAAAATCCAGCAATGGCCGATCCAGCAACTTCAGCCAAGTCAGTAATCTTTGGTCATTTGCCAAGTTACTACGTTCGTCAGGTTGGCGGTTTGCGTCTAGATCGTTCCGATGACTACGCATTCCAGAATGACTTGATCACGTTCAGAGCAACAATGCGCATTGACGGCAATCTGATTCAGACAAGCCATGTCAAGCACTTTGTTGGCGGAGCCAGCTAGTCACACCCAAAAACGTAGAACCCCATCGGAGCGCAGGCTGGTGGGGTTCTGCTTTTGTTTTGTTAGGTTTTGAGATAAGTTTCTACTAACTGCGAACAAAGGATTATCTGTGCAGGATTCTTTATGTATTGGTTGGGTATCTAACGCGCCGTGGGCTAACACAGGCTACGGACAACAAACCGCACAAGTTACCCAACGTATGAAAGCAATGGGTCACAACGTAGCCATCTTTAATAACTACGGGCTTGAAGGCAGCAACAGCGACTGGAACGGCATACCCGTTTATCAACGCGGTGCGGATATGTATTCAAACGATGTTATCCCTGCGCATATGTTTGACTGGACTCAACGCAATCCTAAACAGAATCAAATCCTGTTTACTCTTTACGACACATGGGTTCTAAAGGGTAAGCGTTGGGCAGACTGGAACGTAGCAAGTTGGGTTCCAATAGATCACTTACCTGCACCACCACAAGTTGCAGCATGGTGCAGACAAGACTTCGTTACACCTATCGCCATGAGTCAGTACGGACAAGCCATGTTGGAAAACGTAGGGATTGAATCGCTATACATTCCACACGCCATAGAAGCTACATTCAAACCAATGAAGCGACACAAGGGAACAACAGGCAGAGATTTCATTGGTGCTAGTGAAGATGTATTTGTTGTTGGTATGAACGCGGCTAACAAAGGCGTGTCACCTAATCGCAAAGCATTCGGTGAAAACATTCTGGCGTTCTCAATGTTTGCGCAGATGCACGATGACGTTGTTCTTTATCTGCACACAGATTCAAACGGTTCATTAGGTGGCATCAAGTTACAAGAACTTATTAGTTCAGTTGGAATCAAAGAACACCAGTATTCGTTTGTTGATCCTTACCTACTTAGATCAGGAATAGACCAACCGACCCTAGCAACCCTTTACACCGCGATGGATGTTCTACTTGCCACTAGCTACGGCGAAGGGTTTGGTGTTCCAACTATTGAAGCGCAGGCTTGCGGAACTCCCGTAATCGTTTCCGAGTTCGCAGCTTCAACTGAACTCGTGGGAGATGGTTGGTTAATTGACGGTCAACCTTTATGGGATGCACCGCAATCAAGTTGGTTTCATATGCCTAGCGTTCCCGGCATTGTCGATGCGCTGGAGCAGGCGTATCAACGTGGCAGAGGTCGCTCACAAAAGGCGCAGGATTTTGCTAAGGCGTATAACGCAGATACCGTATTCAACGACTTCTGGAAACCTGCACTAAACGTCATTGGGGCAAAAGGCACAGAACGGCCTACGGCGTGAAAATAGGTTGGTACACCCATCACATAGAGAATGACCCTAAAGTGGCTCTACGTTCGTCTGTGAGCGTGTCAGGGCTATTCACAGGGCAGTTCGCAGGTGGCGCGGAAATGTCAGACTATGAATACCGACTTCAAGCACCGTTGGGTTTTGATATACAAATAGTCACACCGCAGACATTCGATACACACGACATACACCAATTCGATTCTGTTGTTGTAACTGGAACGGATGCGTTCACAGATCAGCAACTAAACCGCCTAAGCGAGTATGAGCCGTTTGTCTTTGTGCATCATTTGCAAACACCACGCGCAGGGCTGAACGCCTTGATTCGTGGCAGTCGTTTATTCGTTACCCATACGCCAGCGCATATGCGCAGAGAATTGGCTTGGTCAAAACCACGCAAGACCGCGCAGGTTCTCAGCTACTTCGACACGTCTAAGTGTTATGACCACATGGACAAGCAACCGTATGCATTATGGGCAGCGCGTGAACATCCACTTAAAGGAAAACTCAAGGCAGAGATTTGGGCAGCGCAAGCAGGCTACCAATTCAAGTCACTTAGCAACGTGTCGCGTGATGAAGTTCTAGATGCGATGGCAAGGTGTGAATGGTTTGTTCACCTGCCGTTAGCGTTTGAATCAGAATGTCGCGCAGTTATGGAAGCCGTTCTTTCTGGTTGCAGGATTCACACGAACGAACTGGTTGGAATCACCAGCGTTGAAGATTGGCAAGATGCAGACCACCTAAGACACATGATAGATAACGCAGGGGATACCTTCTGGAGATTGGTTCAACAATGAGAATGCTTACAATTATTCCTACTCGTGGTCGCAACGATAATGCGATCCGTTTGTTTGAAGCGATCAACGCAACGGCAGACTTTACTGAAGTTGTGTTTGCCATAGATGCAGATGATGTCAAAACTTATCAAGGTCTTATGCACGAAACCACAGGACTAGATAACGTCAAGGTCTGCATTGCTGAACGTATGGGAATGAACGGCACACTCAATCATTGGGCTTTATGGTTTGCGCCTGACTATGACTACATCTGTTTTATGGGTGACGATCACCTACCGCGCACAGGTGGTTGGGATACGAAACTAGCTGAAGCCATTGGCGGCGAACCGGGCATTGCTTACGGGAACGATTTACTGCAAGGCGAGAATCTGCCAACTGCCGTAGTAATGTCTAGCAAAATAATTAGGGCAACGGGGTTCATGTCACCACCAAACTTGAAGCACCTATTCCTAGACAACTACTGGTTAGCAATGGGTCAGGCATTAGAGAACGCTAACTACTTGCCAGATGTAATTCTTGAACACCTGCACTACACCAACGGCAAGGCAGAACATGACGAAAGATACGCAGCCGTAAACAATCCTGAAATGCACAACGGCGATCAGGCTATCTTTGCTGAATACCTTGCAACAGAGTTTGCTCAAGACGTTGAGAATGTAAAGGCTTGGTAATGAAAATACTTATTACAGGTCACAAGGGTTTTGTCGGGCGCAACTTTATTAAGGCACTACCAGACAGCGAGATTACAGGCATTGACTTGAAAGACGGCAACGACTGCCGGGACTTCTTCAAGACCAACACAGACCAGTTTGATCTAGTCATTCACTTAGCCGCAATAGTTGGTGGTCGCGCAACTATCGAAGGCGAACCGTTAAGTGTTGCCACAGACTTATCCATAGATGCGGAGTTCTTTAATTGGGTGCAAAGAACTAAACCCATAAATACGGTTTACTTCAGTAGTTCCGCAGCGTATCCGATTGACTTGCAGAACTCGCACCGATTACTGCGACTAGCTGAACACGATCTAAACCTGCACGAAGTTAGGAATCCAGACCTGACTTATGGATGGGCAAAACTAACTGGTGAGTATCTGGCGCAGTTCTTAGACGGAACAAACTTGTACGTCTTTAGGCCGTTCTCTGGTTACGGATCAGACCAAGACTCTGACTATCCGTTCCCTAGTTTCATTGACCGGGCATTAGACAACGTGGAAGTGTTTGACATTTGGGGAGATGGCGAACAGGTGCGCGACTTCATCCACATCGAGGACATTGTTCAGGCCGTTCTTTGGCACGTTCAGACGGGCTACACAGGCACGTTCAATTTGTGTTCAGGCTTCCCGACTAGCTTTAACGAACTGGCAAAGATGGTCTGTGAAGAAGCAGGCATCACGCCAGAGTTCAACCACATAATCGCAAAGCCAACAGGGGTTCAGTATCGGGTTGGCGATCCGCATCTGTCGCACCAGTATTTTATTCCACAGATTAGTTTGCGTGAAGGTATTCGTAGGGCATTACAAGAACGCAAGTAGAATAGTAAAGACTTTAGGAGTTCCATTGGCAATCACAAACGGCTACTGCACACTTGCACAAATCAAAGCCGCAGCTCGCATTTCAGATAGCGTTGATGATTCGCTATTAGAGATGGCAGTTGAGTCTGCATCACGCGCAATTGACGGACACGCCGCACGATCTTTTTATTCATCTGGAACTGCTACGCGATACTACGCCGCAGAGGATTCTTTCATTGTTCAGATAGATGACATTTCAAGTACCGCTTTAACTTTGCAAACTTCATCAGGTGGCGATGGTGTCTTTGATACTACGTTTGCAGTTGGTGACTATCAGTTAGAACCATTGAACGGTAGGGTTGATGGTCTTGACGTTCCATACACACGCATTCGCGCAGTTGAAAACTTTCTATTCCCGGTGGAAGCAGAACAAGCATTGGTGAAACTAACCGCAGTCTTTGGTTATGCTTCTGTTCCAACTGCCATAACTCAAGCCTGCGTTATTCAGGCGAGCCGTATCTTCAAGCGTTTAGATTCGCCACTTGGAATAGCAGGGTTTGGTGACATGGGTGCAATGCGTGTTAGCCGTTACCTTGATCCAGACGTTGAGCAACTGGTTGCGCCGTATCGCAAACTAAGAAATTTTGTGTAATGGCTTCCATTTCAGAACTACGCGCAGGGATCAAAACCAACCTTGCAACTATTAGCGGTCTAAGAACTTCCGACTTTCAGCCGGACAGCATCAACCCACCAGTTGCAATAGTGTTTCCAGTTTCGCTTAACTACGATGAAACTTTCCATAGGGGAATGCAGACTTACACGTTCGCGGTTCAAGTAATTGTTGGGCGCGTATCAGAACGAACAGGTCAAAGCACAATAGATTCTTACTGTTCAAGCACAGGAACGAACAGCATCAAACTAGCGATAGAATCAGACAAGACACTTGCAGGCAAGGCGTTCGATCTACGAGTTACCGACATGCGTAACTATGGGGAACTACTTGTTGGTGAGGTAAACTATTTATCAGCGGAGTTCGTAGTTCTCTGCTACGCAGACTAGGAGCAAAACAGCATGGCGAAATTCGCAGCTACCGATTACAAAATTGTTGTGGCAGGCACAAACCTTTCCACATCACTAAACAGCGTTGAGCTGGCTTTAGAATCCGATGACTTAGAAACAACTGCATTCGGTGGAACATTCCGCGAACGCATTGGTGGACTTAAGACTGGTTCTATCACGCTTCAGTTCATGCAGGACTTTGCAGCATCAGCCGTAGATGCCACAATCTTTCCACTATTCAACACGCTTGCAACTGTTGTTATCACACCAACAAGTTCAGCCGTATCAACTGCAAACCCAAGTTACACCGCAGTTTGTCTAGTGAACTCTTACAGTCCGTTTGCATCTAGCGTTGGTGACATTGCCACGTTCTCGATCACATGGCCTACATCAGGCACAGTCACAAGGGCAACTTCGTAACTATGAAAGTAAACCTGCGCGTAACTTTTAACGATGAAACAGTAGAAGAAGTTTCTGCTACTGCGCGTGACCTTGTTGCTTTCGAGGACAAGTTTACAAAGTCGGTTGCTTCACTTGAGTCAGACTTCCGCATAACCGATTTACTTTGGTTGGCGTGGCATTGGTTAGAACGTCAGGGTAAAACCAAAAAGACGTTTGAAGAATGGTGTGACGATGTTGAAACAATTGAAGCGAGTGAACAAGACCCAAAATAACCGGGTTGGGTGACTCATCCCAACATTGGTATTTGGCTTACCTTGCAGTTGAAACTGGAATTGCTCCTTCAGTTTTGATGCAGGAATCAGAACGTATGCTTTACACATTAGGAATGTATCTGCGCTGGCGAAATAGTCAGGGGACATAATGCTCAAGATGCAAGTCACGGGAATTGCTCAAGTTGCGAAAACCTTAAAAGGCATAGACAACGACATTGTTAAACAAGCGCGTAAAGATTTGAGAACAGGTGCGAAGCCAGTAGCTGATGCAGTCAAGAACAACATCCCAACGCAAGCACCGCTGCGTGGCATGGTTCACAGTGGCAGAACTGGGTGGCAACCCTCTGGCGTAAAGGTCACAGTTAAAACAAACTTCACCAAAAAAGCAGAACGCAAAGGCACTTCATTAGTTTCTATTGTTGCTGGCGCACAAGGTAAGAACTCTCGAGGTTCAGCAGCGTTTCAGATTGCTGACATTGCAGGTCGCAAGCGCAAGGGAAACACACGCGCAGGCAAGGCAATGATTCGCAAACTTAATAGTCAGGGTCGCGCTTCTAGGTACGTTTACCCTGCTGCCTTGCGTGAACTTCCATTTGTTCAAGATGTTGTGCGCGGTACAATAAAGAAACTGATGAACGACTACAATCGCAAACTCAAAGGATAGGTTCTTTTAATGGCCGTAATCTTTCCTATTGTTTCCACGTTTGATCCAAAGGGCGTAAATCAAGCTCAAAAATCTATTGGTGGATTGGGAAAACAAGCAAACCTGCTTAAAGCCGCTTTTACTGGAGTCGGTATTGCGGCAGTTGCTAAAGGTTTGCAGTCATCTGTTCTTGCTGCTTCAAGTCTTTCTGAATCAATTGCAAAATCTAACACGGTATTTGGAAAGAACGCTCAAGCAATCCAAGCGTGGTCAGAAACAACTGCCAAAGCATTAGGTGTTAGCCAACAAGCCGCACTTGAAGCTGCTGGAACTTATGGCAACTTGTTCCGCGCATTTGGAATCAACGAACAAGAGTCTGCAAAAATGTCGCAGTCACTTGTTACGCTTGCTGCTGATCTTGCTTCGTTTAACAACGTACCAATTGAAGATGCTTTACTGGCATTGCGTTCAGGTTTATCTGGGGAAACAGAACCGCTTAAGCGTTTTGGTATTGCTCTCAATGAAGCAAGACTAAAAGAACAAGCACTTGCAATGGGTCTAATAACAACAACAAAAGGCACTTTACCTCAAGCGATCAAGACACAAGCCGCTTATGCTTTGATTTTGAAGGATAGCGCACTTGCTCAAGGTGACGTTGCACGAACATCCGATGGACTTGCCAACCAATTGAAATTCTTGAAGGCAGGACTTGAAGATGCGAAGGCTGGATTCGGTGAAGCATTACTTCCTGCCGCGTTATCAGTTGTTACTGCATTTAATGAAAAGTTACTGCCGGCTATTGACCGCGTAGTTGAAGGATTCAAATTTCAAGGTGCTGAAGGTGGTTTGAGAACTTTATATACACAAATTGCAACTTTGACAGGTAACATGACCGGACTGTCAAAACTAATAAAAGATGTAATCCTTCTTTTGATTGGTATGAAAATAGCAATAATCGCTTTAAGAGTTGGGCCACCTATTATTGCTGCTCTTACTTCTGCGCTTACGGCAATGCGCATTGCTGCATTGTATGGTGCGGCAGGTGTCAAAGTTTTAGGTACAGCAATCAAAACTCAACTCATAAGCACAGGAATTGGTGCGCTAGTTGTAGGACTTGGATTTGTTATTAGCAAGTTTATAGATGCAAAAATTGCCGCAAGTAATTTAGATCAAGAAATAACAGTGCTAGAAAGTAATGGCGCGACAAGTTTCCAGCGTTTCGGTAACAACATTGAAAACCGAGTTACTAAAAAATTAAACGCTGCAAGTCTGGCTGCGCAAAGACTAGCTGAAAACGCAGAGAATGCCGGCATCATGGATGTTAAACGTGGCAGAACTGGTTTCTTTGGTTCTACTGGTGGTGGCGATACTGGTGGCGGTGGCGGTGGCGGTACTGCTAGTGGTCTGACCAAAGCTGAAAAGGCTGCTAAAAAAGCAGCAGAAGCCGCTGAAAAAGCAGCTAAGGCAATGGCTAAAATTGTTGCCGCCGCTAACGCTATTTCTACTAAAGCATTAGACAAGATGAACAAAGTATTAACAACTGCGCGTGAAAAATTACAAGATGCTAAAGATGCTTTTGCTGAATACAAAGACAGCGTTAAAGAAGCAATCATAAGTCAGTTCTCTTTCACATCTGCTTTGAGTGTATTTACTGATACTCAAAAGAATGCAAAAGATGCTGCAAAGAATTTAGCAGAAGCACAACTTAAATACAATGAAGCATTGAAAGATCCTAAAGATGTTCAAAAGGTTTCTGATGCGTTGAAAGACTTAACTGCTGCACAAAAAGAAAATGCAGATGCTACTAAAAACCAAAAAACATTTATGCAATCTCTAAAAGAACAAGCAGCAACGGCTATTGGTTTTGCCAACAAAGTTAAGACTCTAATCAAAATGGGTCTATCTCAATCAGGTATAGATCAGGTAATCGCAGCTGGAGCAGAAGCCGGAACTGCAATAGCCGATGAACTTATTGCTGGTGGAGCAACGGCAATAAATGATGCAAAAGATTTATTGGCAAGTGTTGAAGATGCTGCTAAAAGTCTGGCACAGTCTGGCGCAGATAAGTTCTACAAGTCAGGCGTTACACAAGGTCAAGCAATGGTGGATGGAATTATTTCCAGTATTACCAAAGCAGGTTTCATAATTCAAGGTGGAATGGCTGCATTACCTAAGCCATTGCAAACTGCGTTAAAGAAAGGCACACTAACTTCTGCTCAGGGTTCCGAGCTAATGGGAATCATTGGCAATTCACAATCAGTAACCGCGCCTTCGAGTAAGTCTGGATCAGGGGCAACAATTAACCTAACGGTCAATGCCGGCATGGGTGCAAACGGCACACAAGTTGGTCGTGAAATTGTGGATGCGATAAAGAAGTATGAACGGACAAGCGGCCCGGTCTTTTTGAGTGCATAATGGCAGTACCAGAAACTAAGGTTTACATTGCGTTTGACTTGACTGCATCAGGTCAGAACTTCTTTACCCTTAACGACACGACTCAAGGCTTACTCAATTCCGTTTATGTTTTGGGTGGTGACATTCTTACAGACGTTACAAACTTCGTTGCTTCAGTTTCAGTTAATCGTGGCAAGTCACGCGAACTAGATAGGTACACCGCAGGAAACGTAGTTGTTAGTCTGCATAACGATTCTCGTATCTTTGATCCGTTCAACATCGCCAGCATTTACTACGGCAACATTGTGCCGCGAAAGCAGTTGGTTATTGAAACAAACGGTAATCGAATCTTTAGTGGCTTCATAGATGATTGGGATTTCAGCTACGACATTTCAGGCAAGTCATACGCAACCGTTTCTGCGTTAGATGGCTTCATGCTTCTAGCCGCTGCGGAACTCAATACTTTTACTGCCACAAGCCAGTTATCTTCAGCGCGTGTAGATGCAATTCTTACAAGACCAGAAGTGTCATGGCCTATTGCTAACCGTTCTATTGCAACTGGTCTAACAACTTTACAAGCTGACATTGTGCCACAGAATGAAAATGCTTTAGGTTATTTGCAACTTGTGGAAACAACTGAAAATGGAATGTTGTTTATGAACAGGTCTGGTCTAGTTACATTCAAGAATCGCGTAACAACTCCAACGCCATCCGCTATAACTTTCACAGATGATGCAACTGCCGGCGGAATCAAATACACAAACATTGGTGTTATCTACGGATCAGAAAACTTTTACAACCGCGTAACGATTCTAAGACTTAACGGTACGGATCAACAAGCAGATTCAGCAACTTCGCAAACTACTTATGGAATCTCTGCGTTCAACATTAGCGGCGTTCTTTTAACCACAGATGCAGAAGCCTTGAATCTTGCCAGTTACTTACTTGGCTTGTATGACGAACCTGAACTTCGCATTAATACGATAACGGTGAACTTGCACGATAAGACACCAGAAGAAGTTGCTAAGTTAGTAACGGCAGAAATCGGTGATACCGCAGTTGTTAGATTTACACCTAATCAAATCGGGGCAGTCATAGCTCAAGACGTAATCATCATTGGTATTTCACAAGACGTAGGAATTGACCAACATCAAATAACATTTACATTGGGTCGAGTTGATTTCTTCCCATTCATTCTTGATAGTGCAATCTTCGGATTATTAGACACTAACATTCTCGCTTACTAAGATAGAATCTAACTAACACAAGGAGTAATAATGGCAGGCTTAGGTCGCAAAACTTTTACAGCTGGTGACGTTCTAACGGCTGCGGAAGTGCAAGGCTATCTGCAAGATCAAACCGTTATGGTCTTTGCAGGAACTGCCGCACGTTCATCAGCTATTGCCACACCATCTGAAGGCATGGTTACAATCACAACCGACACAGATGAACTTCAGTATTACAACGGAACTTCTTTTGTGAGTGGTTTACCTTTTG